ATATATCTTTGTCAATACTGGAAATATTCACAAAGTTTCACACAATGTTTTGTACAATATTAACAAAATTTATTTTTGTGCAATTTGCACAATGATATTAAAACAAACATTTGTTTTGTGCAAAACATAGAATTGAAATATTATTGAATAATTTCAAAGTAAGATATTGAAATAAAATTGAATAGTGATATAATTGGAATTGGCAAGGTGTCAGACTTGCTAAGTAGTTGAAACTGTAAACACAACAATTATAGTAGAAGTGAGGTAAATAAGAAATGGGAAAAGTAGTTAAACTTAATGTTGACATGAACACATTCAATGCACCATATGAACCGATAAGGCAAATTTTATCATCGTTACCATGTACTGATAGTGTACAAATTTGTATTGCTATTCATAGAACTATGTCACGGTTATTGTCGATGAAAAAAGATACTGATGCTTTATACTTTGCTGATTCTGATAAGTTGGCTAATGCCATTGGTGCTTGTTATGTATATGATGTTCAAGGTGTACCATTTGAAAGTGAGGATAAAAAGAATGATACAGGTTCAAGGAAATCAAATAAACAAGGTGTCGGCAAACAGGCAAAACAGGTATGAAAGGTTCACAAAGGCAGCATTAGAGTATCAGAAGAAAAAGGACATTCATAGAACTGCATTGTGTCTGTATATCCTGCAATCTGAAAAGTTATTTTTAGAGGGTGGTTATAAAAGTGTATATGATTTAGGTGTTGAACTATTGAAAGTTTCTAAGGGTACAATATCTGGTTATATAACTGTTGCTAAGAAGTTTCTGGACACTAATACAGGAAAATCTATTTTCGCAACTGATAAGGGTGATTTTAGTTATTTGCAATTACTTGAAATGAAGAAACTGAAAACAGAAGAAGCAAAAGAGCTTGTTGAAAGCGGTATTGTCAATTATGGCAGTACCGCACAAGAAATAAAAGGTGCTGTGGCTTCATATTTAGGGCAAATACAGGCAGAAAAAGAGAAACTCAAAGAAGATAGCATTAAACCGATAAAGACGGCATATGAGGCTTTTAATGCGTCCTATAATGAATTGTATGAAATGATTAGTGGTGATGATGCTTGCAAGGAATTGTTACAAAAGATTATGGATTCTGTGGTAGTGCTGTATAATGAAAATGATAGATTATGGAATTAGGAAGGTGGTAAAGATGAAAGACACAAAAAGTATGCAATTAGCATCTGACAGCATTAAGGAAATCAGAACATTTCTTGACAAAACAAAGTTTAAGGAAACAAAAACCTTGCTAAACATTCTGGATAACTGTAAAACTGTAGAAGATTTTGAAAAGGTACGTGCTACAGCTAATGCTATGCGTGAAGATGGTAAGATTCCAGATTTAGAGTGTTGCGGTTTTGAAGTTCTGATAGATAAGATTATCAATTCTGAATCATTTAAAAGTGGTGTCTATACTGGAAATGATTTAATAAGCATATTTAGGGAACGCATTTTAACAACTACGGATATTGGAAAAGTTATACAGTTTCGTAATTGTATTACTGATATGCTGATGTTAGATTTTATACAGTTAGGTGAATATATTGAGTTAAGTAATGAAGTTGATAAGTATATTCAATACACCCTTACAAATGGTGGCATTAAATAAACCACTAAAAGGGGGTGTTTGAATTGCCTGTTACAATAGAATTTAAGGCTTCAGCATCTAAAAATGATAAATTCAAGTATCAAATGGCTAAAGACTTTAGGAATTTCACACGTAATGAATTGGCTAAAGAGTGCAGACGCTATTTTGATATGGCTAATAAACGTATAAAGCGACTGGAAGAAAGCAAGGTGTTATCTCCTGCTTTACACGCTGTAGTAAATAGTGGTGGTAAATTCTATGCTAAAGGTGCTGATTTAAAGCAGTTACAACATGAATACGCAAGATGTATAAATTTCCTTAATATGGGTACTTCCACTGTTACTACAGCAAGGCAGTATGAAAGAACCATAGCGGAAAAATTAGGTGGTCACAAGTTAAGTACAGACCAAAGAAGTTTATTATTCAAGGCTTTTCGCACCATAAATAAAACAAGTCCAGCAGGGGTACAAGCTTATGGAAGTGATAGGCTGATACAATACTTAGCAGATGAAATAGATTCAGAAGATGAAAATATTATGCGTGGTGTTGGTAGTCAAGACTGGAATGCTATGATTGAAAAAGTTATAAAAGATGTATCTGTAGAGTATGAAAAGCGTATGGACGAATTTTATAATAGTTTTAAGGACATATTCAGTATATAGGAGGGATTATATGAACGAAAATTTTAAAGCTCTAAAAGACGAATGTATCAAAATGTTTGCTATCGCAAATAAGAGAATTAAAAGACTGGAAGAATGCGGAATACATACACCCGCTTTAGAATCCGTAAATGCAACTGGTGGAAAGTTCTGCTATAATGGTGACAATTTAAAAGAATTACAGCATGAATATGCTAGATGTGTAAACTTTCTCAATATGCCGACTTCTACTATTACAGGTGCTAAAGAATTTATAAATAAGTTATCAGAACTGTTAAGCAACTAAACAACTATGTTAATCATACTGAATATGTTCTTAACAGTGTTATAAAATTAGGGTGGATAGTTTAAACTGTCTGCCTTAATTATTAAGAAAGTGTGATATTTATGAAATTAAAATTAGAAAAGATACCATTTGTAAATGAATCACCTATTTATAGTCCAGATGATATTATCAGCGTACTTGATGCCGCTGTAAATGATTCTATGATAGTATCAACTGGACAAAGAAAAGAATCACAAAATATTGTAAAGGTTTATGAAGTTCCTGCATCATTCGACATTGAAACAACATCATTTTATGTGGATAGCAATAAAGCCGCTATCATGTATGAATGGACGTTTGGTATAAATGGTAAAGTTATCATAGGTAGGACATGGGAAGAATTTGAAACTATGATAAATACCATTGTAGAACATCTTCACTTAGCAGATGATAAGCGTCTTATAATCTACGTGCATAACCTTTCTTTTGAATTTCAGTTTATGAGAAAACATTTTAAGTGGATAAAGATATTTGCTATTGATGCAAGAAAACCTATATATGCTGTAGCTGATAATGGTATAGAATTTAGGTGTAGTTATTTGCTATCTGGTTATAGCCTTGCTAAACTGGGTGATGAATTACAGAAATATAAAGTACAGAAAATGACAGGTGATTTAGATTATTCACTTATGCGGCATAGCAAAACCACACTAACAGATGCAGAAATCAAGTATTGTGAAAATGATGTTCGTGTGGTTATGGCATACATTAAAGAACGCATTGAAATTGACGGTAGTATAACAAAAATACCATACACAAAAACTGGTTATGTTAGGAATTACTGTAGAAATGCCTGTTTATATACAGGAACAAACCATAAAAGGAATGTAGGAAAGTATGCAAGCTATCATGAATTGATGCAGGTGCTTACATTAGATGCTACAGAATACCAACAACTAAAGAGAGCTTTTCAAGGCGGATTCACACACGCTAACGCATTATATAGTGAACAAGAATTACAGAATGTAGCAAGCTATGATTTTACAAGTAGTTACCCTTATGTAATGGTTTCTGAAATGTTCCCTATGTCTAAAGGACGGCTTGTAAATGGTAATGGTCAATTACATAACGTGGCTGAATTTGAATCACTTTTAAAACACTATTGCTGTGTATTTGATGTTAAAATGTATGGTGTAATGACAAAAGTTGTACATGAAAATCCTTTATCATATAGTCGTTGTTTCGGTGTAAAGAATGAAGTTATAAACAATGGTAGAATTGTATGTGCTGATGAATTAGGTACAACAATGACAGAACAAGACTATTTTATTTATAAGTATTTCTATTCATGGGATAAAATGGAGATAGCTAATTTTAGGATATATGAAAAGGGTTATCTTCCTACAGACTTTGTAAAATCAATATTAAAGCTGTACAGCGATAAGACAACACTAAAAGGTGTTAAGGGTAAAGAAGTAGAGTATTTAGCAGGAAAAGGAATGTTAAATGCTACTTATGGTATGGCTGTAACCGATATATGCCGTGATGAAAATATTTATACAGATAGCGGCATATGGGAAATACAGGATTGTGATGTAATAAAGTCTATTGATGATTATAACAATTCAAAGAAACGGTTTCTTTTCTATCCGTGGGGTGTATGGGTGACTGCATATGCAAGAAGAAACTTATTTACAGGTATTATAGAATTAGATAATGATTATGTGTACAGTGATACGGATAGTGTAAAAGTGCTTAATCACGAAAAGCATAAAGAATATTTTGAAAGCTATAATGCACAATGCAGGAAGAAATTGCAAGCCGCTTGTGAATATCATAAAATACCGTTTGAAAGTGTAGAACCGTCCACTATTAAAGGTGTAAAGAAATTATTAGGTGTATGGGATTTTGAGGGTGTTTATAGACGGTTCAAAACTTTAGGTGCAAAGCGTTATATGGTAGAAGAATCAGACGGTGAAATAATAATGACTGTATCGGGAGTTAATAAAGCTGTAGCAGTTCCATATCTGTTAGATACCTATGGTAACGACGGCATATTTGAAGCATTTACAGATGATTTATATATTCCTCCAGATTATTCTGGAAAGAATACACATACTTATATAGATGATGTTGTAAAAGGTATTCTTGTGGATTATAATGGTGTACAGGAAGATTTTGAGGAATTAAGCGGTGTACATCTGGAAAAGGCTGATTACAGTTTGTCAATGTCTGTGGCATATTTAGATTATATTAGAGGAGTGAGAACGATTGAAAAGTAAGGAAACAAAATTACTGTATTATTCATTAGATGAAATACTGAAAAGAAAAGCACAATACAATGTTATATTCGGTGAGCGGTCAAATGGTAAAAGCTATTCAGTGTTATTACACGGTTTAAAAATTTTTGTCAAGACTGGTAAGCAATTAGGCATTGTAAGACGGTATGATGACGATATAAAAGCAGGAAAAGCTGATTCATTCTTTGATGCTTTAATAGCTAATGAAGAAATAAAGAAGCTAACAGGCGGCAAATATACAGGTGTATCATACTATAACAGGAAATTTTATCTTTCATACCATGATGAAACACTGGATAAGGATATAAGAGATAATAGACCGTTTGCCTATACTTTTGCTATCAATATTGCTACACGGTATAAATCAACATCATATCCAGATATTACAACAATTATGTTTGATGAATTTTTGGATAGACGTTTTTATCTTCCAGATGAATTTCCTCAATTTATGAGTATAGTTTCAACGATTGTAAGAAGTCGTGATGATGTGACTATATTCATGTTGGGAAATACTGTAAACAAAGTATGTCCTTATTTTACTGAAATGGGATTACATCATATAAAGGATATGCGGCAGGGTGCTATAGAAGTATATAACTATGGTGATTCTGGTTTGAAAGTTGCTGTAGAGTATTGCAGTAACCTAAATAAGAATAAACCATCTGATAAGTATTTTGCTTTTAATAATCCTAAATTGCAGATGATAACAGGTGGTGTATGGGAAATGGCTTTATACCCTCACTGTCCTGTGAAATATCTTCCAAAACAAGTAGTATTAGAGTATTTCATAATATTTGATAATGATATTTTACATTGTGAAATAGTTGATACTGGTACAGACACTTTTACATTTATACATAGGAAAACGACACCTATACAAGACGAAAACAACGATATAATTTATTCTATGGAGTATTCACCTAAACCGAACCATGTAAGGCGGCTAACACGTCCAGTAAACAAGTGGCAAAAGATGATTGCACAATACTTTATAGAAGATAGGGTATTTTATCAAGATAATGAAGTAGGTGAAATTGTACGTAACTATATAATGGCAAGTTCAAGTGATAGAATAAGATAATAAATGCCGTTCTGATTGTGTCCAATTCGGTCACAAATGGAACGGCATTTATTTTACAAGAATACACCTGTTTCAAGTAAACGTTTTATATCATCAATTTCAGATGTTGTTATATAATCATGAACGACATTAAAATCAATTTCTGTAGCTTGTGTATAACCATGTACATCTGAAAACTTAGCATAAAATTTAGTATCATGGTATGGTATCTGTGTATCTGGTACAGCGGCATTATATGATTTTACATAAATAAACGGTTTTTCAGATAGAAGATAATTTGTATTAGGCTGTAATGTTGTGTTGACATTTTCCCTTTCATTCAATCTATATGGTATCGGATAGGAAGCATTACAGCTTTCCATTTTCATTACTTCATCATCTGCATATAAAATAGCAAGTGCATTCCCATCAATTACATTTATTTCATATTTTAATGTTATAGCTTTATCCATAAAATCAGCGGGCGGCAAGTCAATAAAACCTATGAACGGTAAATAAATCTGTAAATCTGTATTTTTATAATCCATGATGTTTTGATGCCGTCCTGCAATAGCAATAGTTCCCATATTCAAAGTTATTATATCAGTACCGATTACAGGACAACTAATTTCTGTATTGTAGGGTCCTAAGCATATGTTTTCTTCTATACTGGTTTCAATATGAAAATACATCTTCCTCAAAGAAATCATGTATTTAGCTGTATCAACATATTCCTCTGTAGCCACATACAAAACTGCATTATCAACTTTTACAGAATTTAGTTTTGGAGTGGCAAAACGTACTTTTGACAACTGTACAAGAATATCCTTAGTAGGTTTGTAAAGTGCTATCAGACCGTATTTGTCGGTCACGTCTGTTTTTGCTACAGCTTCTGCACTAACTGTATAAATCTTATTATCGCTATTAGGTGTAAATGTATATTTGTACTGTGATTCTGATATTCTTTCAAATTCAAAATCCCAATATCTCCACTCCCACGGAACTGTAGTTTCATCATAAGCATAATAACTTATTTTAGGTGTAACATGAAATTCACAATTTTCATTAGCTTTAAGTGTTATTGTTTGTTCTGTAAATGGATATGCACCGTCTGGCACATCTGTTTCACACCTAACTAAATTATTCTTTATTTCAGCATACTTTCTATCATATGTGTATTTTACAGTACAATACATATCTTCTGTTTCTGCATAGTAATACTGTAAGTTAGTATCTAATTCCCAAACATCTGCTGTAGCTGATTTTTGAAAAGGTTCTGAAAATGCCGCTAGTCCTGTAGCTGGATAAACATAAGCAAGTCTAGGCGGCTTATTCTCATTTATTATACCATACAATTTATTAGGCTGTATCTGTATATGTAATGGTGTATTAAGTGGAAAAACACCTGTGGAAATATTACAGTTACCATTTGTTATATTTACTTGAATTTCAATCTCTGTATATTTTGCCATATGTGTCACCCTCTCATAGCAACTATTACAAAATCACCATTATTAAAATCAAAACCATTTTCAAATTCATGTTTTTCTAAATGATAACGGGATTCCACATCAAAATCACCTGTATAGGGATTATATTCACGGTTCTTTGTAATAACTCCTTTTGAAGCTAATATATCATCACGATAAGACATAAGCACATCTACACGCATTGATAAACGTGTTATACCGTTTGGGGATAATGTCATATTCTCAATGTAATAATATCGTTTTAATTCTTCTACATAGCAGTAATTAAAAGTATTAGCTTCTATTCCTGCTAAATCTATTACAGGTGATAATATATCAACTGGTACTCTGCTGAATCCCTGTATAACAGTTTCATTTGATAATGTTTTCTGCACATCATTGTTTTCAGAACTGTTTTTATATAATTTCAAAGTATATTCATACATTGTAATACCTCCATAAAGTAAATGTGGCGGCATAGTGTCAGCTATACCACCACATTCCCATTTATAGTAGAAGTTTTAATAAAATGGGCTTATTTAGGCTGTAGCCGCATCTTTCACAAAGAACACAACAAAGTTTTCGTTAAGGTCATTAAAGTAGCCTGCATCAAACTTATAGAAGTTGTTGAAAAATTCGGCTCTTGCATTATATTGAGTTGTTACACGTCTATCAAGGTTAGTAACTCCCAAAGCATCACGGTCAAACATTACGGCAAGGATTCCCGATGCAGTTACTTCATGTCCAGCAGACGTTTTTACATTGATAGATGATACACTGTTAAAATCGTACCCTGTGCCACTACCTTGCCAATACGGTATTGTTTCTGCATTAGGTAAAGCAACATAATTTTCATGGAACGTATCAGACTGTAAATAACTTCCAGATGCCGCTTTAAAATCTGTCAACATTACTACATGAAGCATATCAGAAGATGTAAACCTATCCTTTCCACCTGCATTAAACAGAGTAGACATTTTACTCATGCGGTCAATGTATAATGACATTTGCATAGATGCAAAACGAATAAATTCAGCAGTTGTAAGTGCCTTATCAGCGGTCAATGTCTGTCCGAACCTGTCATTATATAGTTTAAGCAGATTTACAGCTTTTATACCGCTTTTACTTCCAAAATCTGCTGTTGTCCTGCTTTTCCCTGTGCCTGTTGTGTAATCTGCTACTAATGTTTCAGCAATCATATTATTGATAGTACGCATGATAAGACTGTCAATTTTAACCGTCATAGCCTTGTCTACAGAATTGTACAACATGGACATAAAACCGTTAAGCTGTGAAGCACTGGAAAAACTTTGTTTTACTTGTCTTTCAGTAAATGACATAGGTATTTCAAAAGTAACCATACTATTGAAAAATTTAGCAGATACTTTAGGCTGATAAAATACGTTAGGTGAATAATCCTGTCCGTCCTGTAATTCCCATGTGTCATTTTCTGTAGCCTGTGGTAAGTCTGCACTGATTTTTTCAAGAATACTACCATATTCCCATGAATCCATCATTACAGACGGTACATTCCCACTATAAGGACGATTGACAAAAATCACTTTTCCGATATGGTTTACAAGGCTTTTCACATATTTTTCTACAGCACTTGCATTAAAAACCTCATTACCAACATCAACGACATTTGTTAAGTCCTCTTTTAGCAAGTCGCTTTTGCCGATAACTTCACCTGTTACATTGTTCATTAAGTCATAAATCTGTTTTACTTCCATTGTTTTATCTCCTTTCAATATATCGGCATAGCGATATAATTTTTCACATCTTCCAGAACTCTTGAAGTAAACTTGTTCTGTACCCTCATATCAATTTCAGATTGTATTAAATCAACTGGTTTATAACTGGTACTGTTTGAAGTCCTTGTTAAAATACGTGTTGACTTATTCTTGCTTTTTCCAGATGCTTTAGTATCGTTTGTTGTCTTGCCATCTGATATGAAATTATCTGGTAATGCGTTAGTGGTAGAAACATCATTAAGTTGTTCCTCTTTGCTGGTATCTGTGTTTTCACCCTCTGCATCTGTGGTTTCTTCCTCATGATACTGTGAAGCTGATAAAGGGTTATACTCCATTGTAAGGGTATCTTTTATTTTGTCCCACGCTTCTTTGTACTCTGATAATATAAGTGCTGCTAAACGCCCTAAAAGGTCACTGGAAAGCATTGTAGAACCGTCCAGTAACATTTCTACTATAGGTGTGATACAACGCTTTCCACAAGTAGCTAAAAGCCTTAAATCAATATCAGCATTAAATGTGTAGCCGCCAGATGTAGAGATAACAGACATAATACCATTTGACATAGGAAATACATCTTTAACTTTTATTTCTGTCATCTTCCTCACCTTCTTCTAATTCTGAATCAGTGTTGCCGCTTGCTCCCTCTGATTCTCCGTTCGTATCACTCCCCGATTCTTCATCATCTGTACGTGTGCTGTCAAGTTCTCCTGTAGTCGTGTCCTTTTCCTCAACTTCATCATTAGATTCTGCTGTGACTTCTTCATTTTCTCCTGTAGAAGTTTCTCCTGCTCCTGTTTCGGCAATGTCCTCACTCTCTCTTGTTCCTGCATCTCCATTATGTGATTCTGTAGTGTCGTTCTCAAGTCCATTTTCAGATTCTTCTTTACCTGTGGAATGTTCGTTGTTATCTTCATCATTTTCTTTATCTCCCTCTATTTTTATTAACGGTCTATCTATATCATGAACACCTTTCTTTTCATCTACAGTAACATTTATGTTTTCACCATTCTGCACTTGTTCTGTAATGGATTCAGATAAAGCTATCTGTTTCTTATTTTCTTCATGTGTTACTTTCCATGCAGATGCAAAGTCAACTGTTAATTCAAGGTTATATTTTTCATTGATTTTTTGTATTGCAGTTTCACGTTCTTTTATCATGTTATCAACTAAAGGTAATAGGAAATCATCATTTAATGCTGATTCATTATTCCCTATTGCTTCACGTTTCATATTATAATTAGCATTTAATCCAATTTCATTGAAACATGATGCTTTCAAATACTGTTCCATTTCTATAAATTGTGTAAGATAATTTTGTGTATTCGATACACTATGAACTCTAACACCCTCAAAGAAAGCACTTTCACCTATAGCAGATATTTTACCATTCTCAATATCTTTTATGAATTTTTCTGCACCTGTATATGTCCTATCATCACTAGCAGAAATCATACATACCATTCTCAATATAATATCTACTGTATGAATTGTAATAGTATTTTCTGCTAACAATGCACCATATTTATTCAATATAGGTAATAAACCTAAACGCATAGTATCATTATTTATCAATACACCATCATTTTCAATGTTATATGTTTTAGATAGTTTTAATGCTGTATTAGATACCGTTATTTCTGTACTATCTCCATATACATCTGGTTCACCACCTAAACCACCATAGAAAGCATATAGTTTACCCTCTACTTCTGTAATAAAAGCATATCCATTTGTTTGCAACATTGTTTCAAGTTTTGATTGTGGTATTGTATCTGGTAAACCTGTATATGTGAACATGGATTGTGTGCGTGTAAGCATATACTTAATGTAATGATTTATTACAGTATCTTTGTTTAACACAAATTCATTTGCTTTATCGAATTGTGTAAAATCTTTTGCCATGTTCTCACCACCTGTTTTTTGTTTCCTATTATATATCGTGCATGGATTTTAGTCAATACTCATGCTATGAAAAGTTTGTGCAAATTGCACAAAAATAAATTTTAGAACATTTGCACAAATATTTCATAGAACAAATGTTTGTTTTAATATCATTGTGCAAATTGCACAAAAATAAATTTTGTTAATATTGTACAAAACATTGTGTGAAACTTTGTGAATATTTCCAGTATTGACAAAGATATAT